CCGTATGCTTGTGCTTCTAAATCTGCAATTGTGTTAATGTAACCACTCATGTTAAATCACCTCAAAGGTTTCCTCCAATCAAACGGTGAACATCGGACCAATCCATCTTGGCGATATCATCCATCGTAGGAACATTGGCTACGGCTTCTTCTTGAGCCTTAGCAATTACTTCGCGTTCTGCGGTCAGAGACTTGCGAAGTTCGGTAAATTCATCCTTAAGGGAAGCAATTTCGCTAGCAGCATCATAGTTCTGCTTTGCGATAAGGTTCTCGCGGGACGAAACTTCATTTTCGAATCTTTGTTGGAAAGACTTCTGAAGGTTGTCGTAAGCGAGTTTTTCTAACTGCTCTTGACGGAAAGCCTCGTAAGCCTTTTCGATGTTTCCAACGGAAAGGTCAAGGGTTTCTAACTCTTGGTTGTTAAATGCCTTAACAACGGGAAGGTCAGAAGGTTTTGGACGACCGTTTTCAATAATGATTCGGTCAGCCGCAGGTTCGCCAATTTCGACGCCTGCGCCATCAAGAGTGGGAACGTAGGCTTTTGCCTCTTCATCCATGTATTCTGCGGCTTCCTTATCTTCGTCCATCATTTCTTCGTCCATCATTTCTTCGGACATCATTTCCTTAGAATGGCCGCCATATCCACCGCGCTCCATTTCTTCGTCCATCATTTCTTTGTCTTCTTCCTTTCGGAGTGAATTCACTTCTTTAAGAAGTGTGTCCAACTCTTCTAGTGCTTTCTCTAGTTTTTCGGTCATCTTATCACCTGTTGTTTTGTCTTGTTTTAAAATGTCAAACTTTGCTTCGGGGTTAATACCTTTTTCACAAATCGTGACTTCGTGTAGTTCTAACTTAGAAATTTCGTTATATTGTCCTAATTCAGAATTTGATTTCTTGACTTTCTGTAATGCTTGTCCACCAATGCTAAAAGAACGTAGTGAGCCTTTTCTAATTCCTCTATTGATTTCTTTTGCCTTTTCGATATCATCACGAAGTTTGATTACTACGAAGAAGCCAACATCGTCCACTTCTGTTTTCCATAGCCTCCCTGTTTTATCGCGGTATGAATCCACTACTTCTCCAACTTGAACATTTGAATGATTAGTCATTACGTTTCTAAATGACTTTTGTTCCATAAATTTCTTAACTGCTTCGTTAAGTGCTTTGATTGTAATTAGGTCATTCTGCTTATCAACGATTTCAATACTCGCATATCCGCCAATCATTAGGTCGTCGTTGCTCTTCAGAATCGAGAAATCTCCTTGAACATTGGTGTCCATATCGAGGTTTCTCATGCTCCTCAACCCTCCTAAATCAAGATGACCATATAAAGGACTCGCATCATTCGCTAGGAAGAGGTAACTTGTGATACCTGTCTTCATAGATGTTCCACAAACCCTCATCACCCTCTTTGTCTGCGGGGCTTTGTTTATATCCGGTCCATGCTAGCCACATTTCTTCATCATCAACAGGAATGACTCTTAAGTGTAACTTAGTTTCAAATTTATTTCCTTCTAAGAAATATTCATGATAACCATGTCTTTGAACACCAAGTCTAATCTTACCCTTATCAATTAATTTTTCACGGTCTTTAGACTTAGAAACTTGGGCAGGAAACTTACCTGCTTTTCCAAATAACTCAAACAGAGCATCTTCACCTTGAAGGTCAATAAACCAAACTAAGTTTTCATCACCTAAACTAATACTTAAATCAACATTATCGTCCTTTCTCATGTATAATTTAAAATTACCCTCTTGGAATTCTTTTGGAGTTTTATATTCTTTGATGATTGGGTCTTTCATAATTTTATCATCGTGGGCGAATAATCTTTTAGTCTTATTATCATAACCAATAGGGTCACGCTCTTGCGCCCAATCAACTAATCGCTTTTCATTTCCTTCTAAAACCTCTTCATATAAATCTCTAGTATTTTTAATTAAATGATTGTGGAGTTCCTTTGGTGTTTTTGCACCGTTTTCTCTAAGATAAAGGAAAATACTTTGGGTTAATCGTGACTGTTTGGTTTTCATAATCTTTTCTGCCTGAGCCTTCCACATGTCCAAATCTGCAATAGCATTTTTAGACATGAGGTTATCTTCCTCAAAACCATAGATAACGAAACCATCCATATCAAATTTATAAATAATAGTTGCTTCACCGTGAATGTAGTCAGTAACTTTCATTGACTTCTCTAAAGCAGTAACATCATAATTTAAAGACTTCTTAGTATCTTTAGATAGGAGTTCTAAGGTGACTAATTTATCTGGATATTCAACTTCAGGGATTTCAATAACCTTTGCTGAGAAAAGTGTATATCTTTCTCCAGATTTTTTGACCTCATCAACTTTAACTCTGATAACGTCACCAACATCAGCAGCAATCTTAGTATTAAGAGCCTTTCCGACATTCATGTATGTCTTTCCTTCAATTTCCATGAAGTCCTTACCTTCACCTTCGGTTGGACCTGCACCGAGAGTATAGGAATAAAGGTTGCTCTTAGTTTTCTTTTTGTCTAAAATAATCAAGTCAAGGTCAACAAACTTCTTCCACTTGACCCATTTTGGATTTTTCTTTGTTCCGACGTAATATGTTGAAGTTGCGTCCTTGATAACAACACCTTCAGATGTAGGCATTTCCATAATTTCTTTTGAATATGTTTCAACATCTTTCAAATTATCAGCCATTCTGGTATCTTTCTTTGATGGGAAAGCAACTTCCATAGACGACCTAGAAGAAAAATTATTGAATAAAACATTAATTCTATCAGATAAAGGCTCTTCCAATAGATTTCTATTTTCATGACGCATAATATCAAAAACGTGCGCCCTTAACTTTGCTTCAGGATATTTGCCTTTAAATACATGAGCGATTGTATCTGCTCTATGTAAAGCATCATCACCATCAAATAGAATCAGTTCTGCATCAAGAATACAGTCACCATATTGTTTCTGCTTCATTTCCTTTACTTGGTCAGGACACTTATCTGTAATGTCTTTTTCATTATATGAATAGATTTTTACTTTATTATCAATCTTGTGGATTTGGATTCTCATACCGTCGTATTTTTCTTGGACTACCCAATCTCCACTAAATCCTTTGAGTTCGTCCATATCAGAAATCTCAAAGATTCTATACATAGGTTTGTTTGGAATAATGAAGTCAGATTGAGCCTTTTCTTTTTCAGACTTTTCTGCCTTCTCAATTTCTTGAACATCTTCCCATTCTTCTTCTTTGTGTTCAGAGAGATAAAACATTTCTAAAATATCAAGGGCTTCCTCAACTTTGGTTTCGACCTTCTTTGAGTCTTTTCCATCCCCATATTGCTCGATGATATACAGGCCAATGTCGGACGCTTCTAGGTCAAGACCGGCATAGCCGTCCGTAATCGTGTCCGGTTCCATGTCTTTAATGCTCCAAACTTTCTCAGATAGAGCATCTTTTCCATCACGTAGTGCGTAATGGACAAACTTAGCCATAGTTTCAGGCTCTGAAAGTAAAATCTCTAGGACTTTGTCTTTGTATTTTTTAACGAATGGGTCATTTGCTTCTTCCGAAGAAAGACGCATATCTTTAATTGCTTGATATAATTTAAGTGCTTGACTACTTTGTGGGTTAGCGGTTTCTTTATCCTTTAACAAATCATCATCAATATAGTCCTCTAATACACTACCCAAGGCATTAGTCTTAGTGTATTTCTCTTGAATGTCTTCAAGAATAGAACGCCAACGACCCCCGTATTCTTTGGGGTCTTCCTTTGCAGAAAGATACGCTACGCGAGTCTTCTCAAATAAGCGAATAATCTCTTCGGAAGGAGATTCTTCTTTATCAAGAAGAAGAGGCAATTAAATCACTTCTTAGGCTTGATTACTTGTCCTGCAAGACCGTATCCTTCTTTTTCTTGATTAGGGATTTCAGTCGTAACCTTTTCGCCTTTAGGACGCTTGACTTTTTCCATCTCAAGTTTCTCATCTTCAGTAAAATCAATACCGTTAGGGTCGGACATTAATTCTTTGACCTTTCTTGCTTTTTCAATAGCAAGGCTAATTAATCTTTCTTCGGGGGTAACTCTTTCCGGCATTTTACTCACCTGCTAATCTTTTCACAACGCTGTGAATTTCTTCCCATTCCATGCTAGAAACATCAGGCACTCCTGAAGATTTCTGAACAGTCATCGAAGGAGTAGGACTATCAATAACAACATATCCTGATTTCATCAGAAGATTGTCGTCATTATAAACTGCTTTTTCTAGTTGTTCAATCTTGGCCGTAAGAGCCTTCAAAATCTCTAATACATCTTCATTCATCTTTCTTAGCCTCCTTTCTGGTGGGATAAACTAAACCTTCTAATTGGCGATAGAGTAACTCATACTCCTTCCGTAACTTGCTAGCCGTAGCGACGATATCAACGTTTCGCTCGTCCATTGATTTCATCTTCTTTGCTAGTTTTTTATCTGATTTGACCAATTCCAAATCTTTCATAAGTGTAATCAAGTCACCTAATTTTGTGAAGTCTTGACCAAAAAACTCAGAAGGTTCTGCGGCTTGAAGTGTTTTCTTTAATCGCTTCTTACCCTTTGCATCTAAGGTATCTAAGAGTTTATCAGGAGATTTTCTTTCATCTTTCTTTAAGATGAAACCGTCCCCGTTTCCGTAATAGTCCCAAGTCATTCTTCTCTCTCCTCGCTTTGAGTAACTACCTTTTCCATAATTTGAGCCACTTTTTGTAGCAACCTAATGATTCTTGAAAACTTTGCTGAAATGGTCATAACTTCACCTAAGTTGAAATCAACATCATATTCAACATCGCCTGAATTTAGAAGGTCTTCGATAATCTCATGAATTGTCGTTCCTTCTCCCTGAGCAGCATCTTCTGACTTAGCCCTTAATGTTTCAAACATTGTCGTCAGTTCTCTAATCATTTCAGAGACATTATTCTTCTCGAATACTCTCTTTGCATTTTCTTCAGAGTTAAAGGTATTTAAAATCTTAATGAATGCATCTGTCTTTTCAATAAGAGCATCGTAATACTTGTCCCTTTGACTAATGATTGACTCTTCCTTAGAACGAAGACCTTCTAACAATTCTTTTACTTCTTCATTTTCCTTAAAGTTTACTTCTTTAGCAAACTCTAATTTTCTATTGAATCTAGACGTTTCATCATCTTCTAGTTCACCTTCTTCGGCACTAGCAATAAATTCCATGTAAGCCTCTTCGTCTAATCCTTCATCAACAATTCTTGGAATAATTTCATTTAATCTGTCAATTACATCAGTAACTGTATCGTTTTCAACATAGATGAAATATCTAGAACCATTCTTAAGGCTTTCAACATCCTTTTTGAAATCACTTAAACTCTCAGTCAACCCTGTAATGTTAAGGGCTTCTGAAAGAGTAATCTTTTCATTGAAGGAACGTCGAAGAATTCTTGCTCCTTTTTGTGTTTGACGATTAGTTGTATTAACGAAATCACTAAGTAGTTTCTCAGTCTTTGACCTATCAACACCCGATAGCCTTTGTTTAATTCCAAAGGTTTCTTCGGCATAGTCTTGAACATCGGAGAGAAGATTATTCTTTTGTGATAAGAGAGATTTAATCTTCTCCGCGTTCTTTTTGATGTTGTTTCCTTCTTTGTTGTTTAGGTCAAGTCCGCCAGAAATAAGAACAGGATAAGAGAACGGTTTAACGATGTTGTATCTAAACGCTCTTTCAGGACTCTTTTTAATTTCCTTTAGCATATCTAATTTAGCCTGTGGGTTGTCCCTAAGAATTCTAATAATAGCATTTTCATTTGATAAGATTCCACCTTTACTAGAATAATCTCTAGCACCTTGAAAAATATCATTAATGAATTTTTTATAATTGCTCGAAGGCCTTTGGTTCTCTCCTGCTTTCACAGGCTTTCTCTTAAGTCTTTGCGGAACCTGTTTCTTTTCCGAATCTAAAAGTCTGTCTGGGAAAACTTTATCAAATTGTTTTTCTTTTTCAA